AAACGGTGGCTGAGACATTGTGAGTATTTTGACCTTTGCCGTGTCCATTCCGAACCCACTCTGTTGATACTTTTTTGACTCTCTCTAACATATCCATAGCAGTTTCATCTCGTGTGATAGCCCCCTGGGGTGCTTTCTGCGGAACAGAAATAACTGCTGTGTCGTGTGGCCTAAAGAACTCATCTTCTACTAAATCTGGGTGATGAATTGATAGATAATTGTAAATCGCTTCATTCTTACCAACACGTAAGCGACGAACATAATAATCATTATGCCATGCGTGGATGCCAGAAGACGTTCCAAGTGTCAAACTAGTTGTTCCTGCTGGTTTTACGCAAGTTGTTCTGGCTGCTGGTTTGATACCCACAAGGCCTGCAACTCTTTTGTTTTCTTTTTTAACTTCCTTAGCTGCTTCTTTCATATCTAGCTTTAAAATATTACCAGAAGCGATACCAGTCATCGACACACCAACGAGAGCATCTTTTTCTGTCGATCTACGCCATACATCGCGGAGATAATGAAAATCAGTATAAGAAGCCTGTAGGGTGCCGATAAATGCAGCTGCTCGGGCTCTTGCGTTGATTTCTTCTTGACTACCTACATCAGAAGCGTTAATTTCTGTAAGATTACAGAACTGATAAGGTCTAAGGGCAATCTCACAGCAAGGATTAGTGCCCCAATCCTTATCATTTGAAAAATAGAACCCTGGTTCGCCTGCTCCTGAAGCTTTTACACGAAACCAAAGATCTTTAAAAAACTCTTCTGTAACTAGGTGACGCATAAGAACAACAGAGTTGTTTGCTCGACCTCGTTGTGGATTCTTTTCCCACCAGTGTCCGCTTTTTGCAGAGATCATCTCATCATCCCCTGCGGAGAATAGAGAAATAAGCGCTGCTCGACGAATCCCACCAGCCAAAACAGCATCGGCAACATAACAAACCATATCATGAACTTCAATAGGGGTGAGCTTATCGCCTGTTTCTTTATTACACAAGATACCTTCCAGCTTTACTAAACATTCACGAAGAGGCTGTGGACCCGGCGCTCTACCACCTGAAG